TGACGATGTCAGTGATCAGATTTTCAGTGCCACGCTCGTACAGAAAACACATAGCGCCTGGGAGTTTGTTGCCCTGGTCATCCTGGACAAAGAAGTTCTTGAGTTCCAAATCATGCTCCCGTTATGGGCTTCAGTTGCCCAGAAAGTTGTGCGCCGGTACCGGCGTGTGCGGCGAAGCTCGCCGCGTTGGAAGGCACCGGACTGGAGCCGTGCATGTGGCCAGCGATATCGGTGTTCATCTGGATGACCAGGTCGATCAGGTCGCACAGCACCTGGAGCACGTTGACGTTCTCCGAGCCGAGCCACGTCGTCGCAGCAATGCTCTTGCGAGCCCCCTGGATCCGCTCAAGCAAATCGCCACCGACAGCGGTGTTCAGCTTGCGACCGATCACCAGGTTGAGATCCCGGCCGGTGGCCTGGTGCAGGTCATCGATGGCGGCCAGGCTCGCGGATCCGCCCGACAACAGCTTCAGCGCGCCCAGGGCCTCGATCGTCTTGGTGCCTCCCACCGACTCGGTCGAGTGGTTGTCAACCTCCACGGTGCTGGTCTGGTGCTTTTCGCTGTTGTTGAGGCTCTCGACCTCGCGGTCGATCGACTCGTCGCGGATCCGGCCATCAGTCGAGCGCAGCCAATTACCGTTGGCCTCGACACGCTGCTGGGCCAGCTCGCTGTGCTGCCAGACTTGGTCGCCTTTTGGCACCTTGGGCAGGCTCAAGCCGTGCGGCAGGATCGCTTGGATGTAGGGTTTGTGCGGCAGGCCGTAGGCAAAGCACACCACCACCACCGTGCCTTCGTCTGGAAAGGCGAAGAACCCCATCTCATCACCACCCATGGGCATGGGCAGCGGCACGCCGGCCAAAATCGGCAGAGAGGCATCGGCCTCGCCGTCGGGGCTCAACACCTCGACGTCGACGGCGAAGCGCGGCCGGAAGTCGTCGCAGATTCCGGCGCTGGATGGTGCGTCCGCAATGCCGGTGACTCGGCCAAACCGTGGCAGGTGATAGCCGCCGGTCAGTTCCGGAAACTGGCGCTCCACGGTGCGGCGGATTACTTCTTCCATCGGATCGCCATTTGGTTGCCGGACAAGGTCACGTGCGTGACGCGCTCGCCCTGGTTGATGGTTGCACCTGGACGTAACCCGGGCAGGGCCGCAACGACCGCGCTCTGGTTGCCCTGGTAATCGTCGAACAGCTCGTTCGGCAGCTGCAGCGGCGGCTTGGTGCCGAAAAAACTATCCGCCCAACTGCCGACAAACACCTCAGCGTTACCCTGCTGTTGCCAGATGAAGTCGGAGATCCCGAACACCTTGGCCAAGCTGTCCATTGCGAGATAGCCGGCGCCGAGGCTGTAGAAGAACGGGGCTTTTACCTTGGCGTAGGCGCGGTCCGGAACTCGAAACGTCAGGCCGGTTTTCTGGTTGATTTCACCCAGCACGGTGCCCAGGTCTGCATGGCGCAGGTTGAGCGGCAAAGGCGCTGCCAGAATCGCCGCCAGTTCACGGCAATAGATGACCTGCTCCAGGGCATTGGCGGCGGTGCAGCGCTCCACATAGCCAATGAAATGGCGCTGCAGCATGCTGTCGTTGTAGCCAATGTCGAGCGTCACCAGTCCAGACACCGCCACCGGCGACTGAATGGTCAGCGTGGCCCGCCCGGGGCTGCGGATGTCCAGACGAACGTCGTCCTTGATCAACGGGTAGGCGGTGCCGGCGATGGTGAGCACCTTGTTCAGCTTCATGCTCATGAGCCGCTCCCCAGGTAATCGTCCACCCGCTTCAACACTGCTTCAAAGCCGGAGAGTTGAGTGCCGCTGCCTGAAGAACCACTACCGGTGCCAGTGCCGGTCCCCGTGCCGCCGACTGATACGCCGGTACCGCCCTGCTGATTGACGCTTGCAGCGGCTCGACGGCTTTCCACCCGCTCTGGGTTGGAGAGTTTTTCCGACAGGGTGAACTGGATCAGCCAGCGGGCCAGGGTGTCGTCTTCCCGGGCGCTGACACCATCGGAGAACTGCACCTGGCGCACACCAAAAGCCGCCGCCGTGTCGTTGACCACGCGGTAGGTCTTGAGCTGACCGCCGGACTCAGTGGCCTCGGCCATGCTCATCAGCGCGCGCAACTGATCGCTGTCCGCGTAGCGGATCTGCAGCGAGACGGTCAGCGTCTTGGGCTTGAAACCCTTGTGGGCCGATTCGGTGTTGCTGGTCTGCCCCGAGAGGTCATCGCTTTCGATACGTAGGTTGGCCGTGATCTTCAGGCCCTTGCCTTGGACCTCTTGCCCATCCAGTAGCAGTGTCATAGGCCGACCAGCTCCCTCACAAAGGACAGCCCGGGAAGCGAGCCGACCAGCATGACGCCAGCGGACAGCGGCCATTCATGACCTGGTGCATCACCGGCCAGCAGCTGCTGACGCAGCTCGGCATTGTCGCCAGGGCCGATCAATCGCGCCTGCATGGTGCTATTGGCCGAGCCGTCGACGAACCGCGCTTTCAGGTCGGCCAGATCCTTGACCATCGACTTCGCTTGATTGGCTTTGCGCGTGGCCAGTGCAGACAGATCGCCCAGGGGCGTGCTGTCGGCATAACTTTCCAGCGCCGACAGCTGGCCAGACATGGTCTGCGCGGCGACCTTGGTGATGGTGCAACGCTCCAGCGGCAACTTGCCCCACAGCGGTAGCGTGCCGGCGGACGGCAATTCCCACTTGTCCGCCTCGAGGCCGAACAACTGCTCGGCACGCCGTTCGGCACGCTGCAGGTCTTTCATCGGCAACAAGGTATTGAACGCAGCAAGGGTGCTGGCCAGCTGGTCATAGCGCGTAGCGAGAAACATTAGGACCAGGGCGTACTGGGTGTCTGCCGGTCGGTTGTCGTCGCTGGTATCTTCCAGCTTGGCGGCCATGTGCTGCAGCAGGTTCGGCGCCGACAGGTAGCGCTGATAGCCACTGCCCTGGCCGACCCCGCTCTGGAACGGGGTCACGACCAGGCACATCGGTGCCTCACCCAGCGCGCCGGTCAGTGCCGCACGACCGGCGGAAACGGCCTGCATCGCAGCTGCGCCGACTGGACCGGGTGAGGTGGTGGCCAACGTCGCCAAAGTGGCAACACGCGCCTGCGCACTGTCCAGCTCGACACCGGCCATTCCCTGGGATTCGGACAGGTCATTGAGCCAGGACGTCGCCTCCTCCGGCCAACGCATTTGCACGGGTGACCAGTTCATGCGCTCAGCTCCACCAGAAGCCAGCGGCTGCCGTCCCACTTGGCGACCTTGCCTCCAGTTGCCTTGGGCGGTGTTACTGTCACGCAGCCCCGTGGGATCAGCCAGACATTGGTTTCAAGTGGGGAAAGGTCGGCGACGGTGCGGCCGACGTAAAACCCTGCATCATCCATTTGGTAAACAGTTTTGGTTTCCATTTCGGGCCTCAGTACTTGATACAGGCGAGCAGTGCGATGTTGCGCGGACGGGATTCGGTTCCACCGGATGATTCAACCGTCACGACGTGCACATGATCCGGGGCCATATTGGTCTTTATGACTGCGATTCCCTCCTGGACCTCGTCGCCCAAAAATGCGTCATTGTCCCCGTCAGCTTGTTTCCCCAGATCACGCGGTACGCTTATTTCGTGGTCGTGCTTACCCGCTGGTTTTGTTTCTGCGTCGTGATCGTGTTCAAGGTTCTGGCTGCCCTGAAGGCTGCCCAGGCCGCGACCGACATCGACGCCTCGACCGTTGTCCCAGCCTCGGATGAACTCGCCGCGTAGATCCGGAAGACTGAAGGTCGTGGATCCGTCGCCAGCGCCGTGGGTGGTACCAATGCGGCTGAAGAGATCTGCGTAGGCTGTCCGGGACACCGCTGCCCCATTGGCCCTAAGCCATCCGGCTGGAGGGGCCGCCATCGCGAAGTGCGAGACCATCCCCCGCAGAGCGTTATCCACAGTGGTCCTGAGCGTTTGCAGGGCTTTGGTGGTGGCCAGCACTTCGCTGCTGTCGCTCGCGGGATCATCGCTTTTCGCGTTCGGCAGGTTGCCCAGGTCGACGTCATCCTTGGTCGTCGCCCGGGCGCGCAGGTTCTCGTAGTCGCCATTGCGGGCGGCTAAGTAGTTCACCAAGTCGGTAGCGATCGGCTGCCTCACACGCTGATCGGTGATGACGGCGGTGGCCGCGATGCTGGCGAGCTCCACCACGTAATGCCAATGCCCGTTGCTGTCCTGGTAATCGGCCTTGTTGGCGCCGAATACGACCGTCCAAGCGGCCACGACATCGCTGCCCACGTGCGCCAGGTAGACGTCCAACCACGCCTTGGCAGGTAGCGCCGGCAACTGCACCAACGTCGCGTCGGCCAATGCCACTCGGATGCCTTCGACGTAGGCCATACCGGGCTTGAGCTGGAACAGCCCCAGACTGTTGCGCTCCAGTTGCAGGCTGTCGTTATAGAAACAGGCCCGACCGAAGACGTCACGGTTGCTGACACGCTCGCGCTCATCGATGCCGTTGAGTCTGACGGTAAAGTCGTGCTGCCAGGTGCTGGCATCCACGGTCAGGCCGGTCAACGCCTGGGCACCGTTGAACTCCACCAGGAAGTTGCGGGTGACGTTGTTGCCGATCTGCAGCGGCGGAATGTTGCGCCGCTTCTGTTGCACCGGCACGTAGGCCACGGCCAGCAGTACATTCTCGGCCGTTTCCAGACCGATCCAGTTGAAATCCCAATCGCCGATATCGGAGCCGACCATCAGGCTGTAGATCACCTGACGCGGGCTGACGTAGCCCTTGCGGTTGACGTCGGCGGTGTAGACGATCTGTGCAGCCGGCGGTTTGGCACCGGCACGATCCACCGCCGCATTCGAATCCAGTCCTGGAACGTTGGCCAGCACAAACCGGGCAACCTCCAGAACCTGCTGAGTACCCTGCTTTTGGGCAATAAGGCTCTCGCCGGCGAGGGTAATGCTAGCTCCCATGGGTGCTCCTAAATGGGTCGTTCAATAGGGTCATCAGGGCCAGCTCGTTGATCACGACCATGCTCGAGGAGTCGTCCATGGTCGCAATGAGCGTTTGCTGGTCATCGTTGAAGTCGGCAACGCGGATGTTCAAGGTCACCGGCGTGATGGTGACGAAGTCATAGCGGCGGCATGTGCGGCCGTACTGTTGCATCAGCACGCGCAGCAACACCGGGTTTTCGCTCAGCTGACTGTCGGTCAGGTGCAGCTGGACGATGTCCCAGTCCAGACCGTCGATACGTTCTTCCAGCTCGACATATCCGACGCCCAGGCGTTGGAAGATCCGAACCATGCCGGCGGTGCTGCCGGCATCGACGGCATTGATGAAGGCGTACTTGACTCGTAGGCGATACAGGCGCTCAGGCTCGCCATGGAAGCGCTGGATATCGCGCTGCCAAGCCAGCAGATCGAGCACATTGATATGGCAGGTTTCGGCGTCCAGCTGCAGCAGCGGCCAACGCAACCAGCCCTCGGCTTTTTCCCACCAGGACTGGGCAGCGGCCTTGAGCTTGGCCAGCTCGATACCGTCGAGCCAGAAAGGCAGACTGAGCTTAAGCACCTTGCAGGATCTCCACGCCGGTAAGCCGCGGAATCGTCAACTCGGAAAGGATGTCGGCGTTGCCGAAATGCAGCGAATCGATGCCGGTGAACTGCTGGTGCAGTTCCTCGCCCAAGCGGCTGAAGGAAAAGCGCGACTGCGGATGGGTCAGCGTCGGTTGATAGTCGCGGGCCGTGCTCTCGCGAAAGGCCGCACGGATGTAGAGCTCGATGTCGGATTTCAGCGCATCCCAGCGTTCGGTACCGACTTGAGCCTTGGGCCAAACGGTGAGCTGCACCAGGTGCTGGGTTTCCGGCATCTGCATGACGACCAGGTCATCACCGTGACCATGGTTGCCCTGGTCGCGGATGTAGTTGTTGATCTGGGCGAGATAGTTGTCCGCCGGCGAATCGGCTTCGAACAACACATAGGCATTGGCGCTGCCCGGACCACGGGGCGCCCCGTGTTCGAAGTAGATGCCGTCGGCCTGGACACCCGGAAAGGCGGCGATCATGGCGCGGTACACCGCGTCGGTGTGCCACTGGTTAACCGCCGAAAACTGGTTGCGGGTGCGCAGGCGCAGGTCGTCGTCCGCCTCAACATCCGCCCCGGGCTGGGTCAGCCAGCCGTCAGCATTGACCACCTGGATCACGCCCGGTACCGGCTCAGGCAAGATCGAGTAGTAACCCGGGGCCAGGTTGAAACCACTGCCCGCTGCGCTGGCTTCGGCCGGCACCAGTAACTGTGCCTGGCCATCGGCGAACACCATGGCCGTCTTGGTCACCATGACGTAGACGTTGCCATTGATGGCGATCGACTGGACCCGGGTGCCGGCCGGGACTTCCAACGTGCCGGCGATCGCGCTCCTGGTGAATAGGAGCAAGCCCGCCGCCTTGGTCGCTTCCTTACGGGTCACGTTGACCTGCCACGCCAGCATATCCAGCCAGGCGCCGATCGCAGTCTTGACGAAAAAATTCGGCAGCACGGTGCCGGCAATGAACTCGAGCAGCCACATCACCGGCTTGGTGACCAGCGCGGTGACCACGCGCCAGAACGGCGACCAGGCACTGGTGTTGCTCAGTTTGCTGCCCTGGGCAACCACCTCGGCCTCCCACGCGGCGCGCAATTTGGCTTCCGTCGTCGGAATGCCGGCGTCGCTCAGCGCCTGTTTGAAATCGACATCACTCACAGCACTACCTCGACAGATCCAAATGCGACTGTTTTTGCGGTGACCAGGTACTGCCCCGGCTCTTGCTTGATGAAACGGGTGGTTCCAGGCACCAGGCGCTCATCGTTTTCCACGAGCAGCTCCAGTTGCTGGATGCAGTCCGCCTGGCGGAAGCGATTGCGCTCGGCCACCAGCGTCACCAGCAGCCCGCTTTCGCGGATCATGTGCGCGATGTCCTGGGCGATGCTGGCCCGGTCGTCCACCAGAACGGGCTGGTTTGAAGGGTCCAGCGTCAGGTCGTTGTTGGTGATCAGCAGGTCGATGTAGAGGCTCATCCACCCACCGCCATGCTCATCATGCTTTCCAGTTCTAACGGGCTCATGGGCTTGGCCGTGTGGATCTCGACCTTCTCGACGTGGGTGCCCTTGTTCTGGGTCTGCGACGTGGTGTTCTGGATGCTGCGCAGCAGGCCGCCCTGGGGCACGGCAGTGGGGCGCATCGGCGACAGCCCACCCGACGTGCCGCCGTTCATGCGTTGGCGTGCCTGTTCGGCTTGTTCGGTCAGCGGCGGCGTGGTGACCAGTTGTGGCGGTGCCGGCGCGTTGACCAGGGGCGCGGAAATGCCGGGGATCTCCGGCGCTTTAGGTATCTCGCCAAAGGCCGCATCGATCTGCACGCCGGGGATCTTGTTTAGCATTTCGATCAGGCCGTTGATCGCGTCCTTGAAGATCGCGACGATGCCGTCCCACGCAGCGCTGGCCATGCCGGTCCAGCCGCCGATCGAGCCGAACCAGTCCGACAGCGCCTGCAGCTTGCCGGCGATCCACTGGAACGCGGCGGTGTTCATCAGCGCTGCGGTCCATTGGTCCCAATAGACGACTGCAGCGACCACCAGCGCGATCAGGGCGATGATTCCGACAATGATCAGCAGCACCGGGTTGGCCAGCATGGCTGCGTTTACCAGCCAGATCGCGCCCTGCCACAGCAACATGCCGACCCTGACCAAACCCATCCAGGTGTACAGCGCAGCCAAGCCGACCACAAACGCGGCAACCAACACTGTCTGCAGCAGGAACATGGCGATGCTGCGAAAACCCGTCCAGTTCAGGAGTTTCCAGACGGTGACCAGCGACAACCAGACCATCTTGCTCATGCCCACGACTAAGGTCATCGCGGCCACGGCGGCGGTCAGCCCGAGGAACACCAGCACGGTGATGCCGATCACGCGGGTGATGTTCGGGAAAAGTTGGGTCCAGCGAGTCAGCGTGCCAGCGATGCCCACAAGCTTGTCCATCAGCGGGGTGAGCATTGGGATCAGCGCCTGGCCGAACGCAATGCGCAGCGCCTGAACGGCCGCGCCGAACTGTTGCCACGGGTCGACCATGGCCTTGGCCATCTTCTCGGCGCTCTCCAGTCCGCGGACTTTGCCCAACTGGTCCAGGCCGTTTTTGAACCGATCGGTGTCCTTGGCCAGGGCATTGATTACCCGTGCGCCTTCGCCGCCGAAGGCCTCGGTCAACTTGGTGCCGGCGGCAGCGCTGGTCAGGTCGCCGAACTTGCCCTCGAGCTTCGCCAGAATGTCCGCCATCGGCATCAGCTGGTCATTCTGGTCGGTGAACTTCAACTTGAGTTTTTCGGACGCCGCGCCGATGTTCTCGAAAAACGACTTGTACAGACCACCGGCGTCGCCGCCTTCCATGGTGCTGCTCAGCGTGCCGATCACCGCGAACTGCTCGGCGATGTCGACGCCGGCGGTGGTGGCGATCTGGCCGACTTCCTTGAACGCATCCTTGAGCTGCGCGCCGTCCGTGCGGAACAGCTGAGCGGCCAGTGCCGTCTGACCGCCCAGTTTCTCGACCCACTGGCTTTTGCCCATGGCATCGGCGGAGGTCTTGAATAGGTTGTACATGGTGCCCACGTAGGCGCCCATGGTCTCGGCGTCGGATTTGGTGGCCTTAGCCAACAGGTTGCTGGTGTTGGTGAACGTGGACAGCTGGTCGCCCGTCAGCCCCTGGATCGCGCCGGAAATACTGTAGGCCGATGCCACGAAGTCGCGCGCGTTCGCGCCGTAGTTCACGGAGAACTCCAGGGACTTTTTGTTCAGCGCATTCAGCGCGTCCTCTGCCACGCCCAGTGAACGGACTTCGCCCAGGGCGCGGTTCATCTCCAGCGCCGGTTCCAGCGATTCGGAAATGGCCACGCCTGCGCCCACCATGCCGGCCAGGCCTGCGCCCATCTTCATGATGTTCTGCTGGCCTTGGGTGGCCAGGTCGGTGAAGCTGGTTTTCACCTTGCCCAGGGGCGCGCTGACCTTGTCGGTCAGACTCAGGATGAAAGCCAGTCGGGCGCTTCGGTCAGCCATGGATTGTTATCCGTTGAAGGCATGGGAAATGCCGTTAGCGACGGCAAATTCCATACGTTTCCAATATTCGTCTTCCAGCCATTTGGCCGTGCCCATGTTCTCGATCGTGGGCTCTGCACCGGGCAGCCAGCGGTGGGTCAGGGCCAAAAGCTGGCCCAGCCCGTCGTCGGTTAAGCCTTCAGCGTGGCTGAGGACTTTTTTACGATGATGTCGATGTCCGGCGAGTACTCTTCAAGCAGCGCTCCGGCCAGTTCCATCACGGTCACCGGGTTGGCCAGCAGCGGTTTCAGCGTGGCGCGCTCCTCTTGCTTGACGGTGCTCACCAGCAGGTTGTTGGCCGGGGCCACCTTGTTCGCCTGGGTGGTGGCGTTGAAGTACTTGGTCACGTCCTGGGGCGTCAGGTGGAAAGTGAATTCCTGGTCGCCAACTTCCAGGGTTATGTCGCGGTTTACGTCAGTCATGCGTTGGCTCTCTTGTTGAGGTTGCGAAAATAGGTATCAAGGTGGTTTTCCAAGCGGGTTTCCAGCCGGGAAATGACCTTGTCGAATTGCTCGTTGCTCACATAGTTCTGGGCCATATACAGGCGCAGCTCCAGGTGCTCGCGGCGAGCCGCGCTGACCTGCTTGAACAGGTAAACCTGAAAGCCCAGCACGCCGGTCAGGGCGAGTTCGGTCAGCACCAGCAAGACGCTGACGGTCAGCGGGTTTAACTCCATGTCATGCGCTCCAGTTGCCACGGCCGCCGATGCGGACCGCGCTGTACATCAGCCAGGCCAGAGGCTTGTGCATGCCCTCTTCCTGCAGAGCCTGGTAAAACATCAGGTCGGCTTCGGCTTTGGTGAATTTGCGGGTCAGGTGGGTGTAGATGTAGTCGTGCACCACGGCGGGCCGGCGGGCCAGTTCATCGTCACGCGGCACCAGCCACCACACCGGACGCGGCACGCTGGCCAGATCCGTGCGATAGCCTGCTGGCACCGTCACCGGCCGACCGTCGGCAGTCACGAAGAACAGCGGTCGGACCAGATCCCACAGGGCTGAACCGTTTACAGCCTTGACGATCAGGTCGCTTCTAAAGGGCATCGGCGGCGCACTCCACGCGGATTTTGTTGGGCGCCGTATTTGCATCGATGATCTGACGGAGCGTGTCGCGCAACTCTGCAGGTGCTCGGCAATACACGCCGGCCACGATGCCTACGTAATCCGCGTAAGTGCTTTCGAAGTAATCGGTGAATCTGTCCATGTGGTTCCCCACCAACAAAGCGAACACACCGATAAGAACCACCACTCGCGTGCGGTGCATGTCAGTAGCTCCAGATCGCAGGGCTGGGGAATCGGCCACCGGCCGGAGCCATGCCCAAGTGAAGGAAACGAGCATTGCCACGCTGGCTGATGCCGAATCGGGTGAACTTCAGGTTCATGGCTAGGCGCAGGATCTCCACGGCATCTTCCCCACGGCAGCGCACATCAACAGCCAGACCGGTGCAGTGCTCACCTGGTGCGGGCTTGCTCACTTCCACCGGGTGTTTGGGGCAGCGGTATGCGCTGCTCAGCGCCATCGGTCGGCCAAACTGCTGACGTAGGGTCGCCAGCTCGGCCATGAATGCCGGATCCATCTCGGCACCGGTGCTGTTGCACTTACCGCATTTACAGCGCAATTCAGCAGCGGCGAAGTGCGGCCAGGTGATGATGCTCATCGGCGTTTTCCTTGTTCAGAAAGGGATTCGCAGGGTGTGCAGCGGACGATTCCGCCCAGGGCACGGCGCTTTTCGAGGATCGGCTCTTCGCAGTCCAGACAGTTGGTTCGGCTCGGCCCGGTCGGCCGCTTGCCCGCAAGCTGGGCCTCGATGGCCTGCTCGCGTTGCCGAAGCTCAAGCGCCTGGGCGCGGTCGAACGGGCAAACCATCAGGTCAGGCCCTCAATTTCAGTGGCGTCCAGGTACGGCACGCCGTTGATCTTCACGAAGTCCGGACTGGTGACGTCGTACGGGATCTTGTGTTTGTTCTTCTCGGCGCCCTTCGGATCGATGCTCAGCAGGCTGGACAAGCGCAACTTGCAGCCGAACGCCTCGATGCGCAGTTCCTCATCGCCTGCCTTGGCGAAGAACACGATGTCAAACGGTTCCAACGCCCGAAAACTGCCGGCCGTCTTCGCGGCCTCGATCAGCAGGTTGAGGTTGGTGGTGTCCAGCTCGATCTCGCCGGCAGCCGCCACGTCACCGTCGACGTGCCCGTTCGGCACGCCCCGGGTTTGCGCCACCGCGGTGTTGTCGGTGATGTCCAGGGTGCAGCTCTCGACGTGGACCTGCAGGTCGCCCAGGTTCACGTCGAAGTTCTTGCCGCCAATCTTTGCCGCCATGGGTTACTCCGAATCGTCGGTGGAAAGGTCCAGCGCGATGTTCGCGGTGAGATCTTTCGGGCAGTTGAGGGGACGCAGCTTGATGTAGGCCTCGACCGCTGTTTTGCTGGTCCAGGACAGAACAATGTCGCCGTCTTTGGGCTGTTCGATCTCGCCCGGGAACACTTGGCCAGCGAACGTCGTCGACTTCGCCATGGCGCGCAGCGGGGCCATCAGGGCGTTGATGTTCACCGCCATGCTGTTGGCCGAATTGTTGAGGCGGCGATCGGCGACACGGCGGATCAGCAGCGGCCGGATCTGCCGGGCAGCCTTGTCGACCGTGCGCAGGTACTCAACGACCTGGAAGTCGCTGGCCGGCGCATCAAGCAGATTGCCATCGCCCCAGTACACGCCCGGGTAATCCGGATAGGTCTGGCTGACCGAGAAGCGCGCCTTGTCCAGCTCGGAGCGCAATGCCGACTGCAGGGGGATTCCGTCCTTGTCTTTGGGAATGTCGCCAAGGCCAAGCAGTGCGCCGGTGGCCACGCGCATCGGGCTATCAGCAATACTCACTGATGCGTTTGCCAGACGACCGGCCAGCACGCCCAGGTCATTGCCATGCAGCTGCGGCACGACCAGGACACGCGGCGCCAGAAGGCCCAGGGTGATCGCCTTCTGTTCCGTCAGGTACTGCGCCCACGTCTGCACCGCAGCGTCGATGCCCTTGCTCGCCGCCATCACGAACACGCGGCGACCGTAGGTGTTGCTGAGCTCGATAGCCGCATCGTGCATGTCCGATAGCGCATCAGCAGCGGTCACCGGTTTGGTGATGACCACCGCTTCGACTGAATAGCCTTGCTGCTGCGCTTTCTCCAGTGCTAGGGCCCAGTCACCATCGGCGGCGGTCGGAGCCGCCAGGCAGGCCCAGCGATCGCCGCCGTTCAAGCGTGCAGCCGTCACCTGAGTTTTCAGATCGCTGGCAGGGATGCCCAACTGGACGTCCAGGTCGCTGTCGGTATTCAAAGGGATCAGCGAGCCGACGTTCTTGCCGGCAGGGCCGATGAAAAGGAAATAGCGTTCAACTGCCGTCACAGCGCCCTGGCTGAGATTGAGGTTGTTAACGCTGACTTGACCGAGTGCCATGCAGTGCCTCGCTAGCGGGGTGAATTAAGGATTTGTTGCAGTACCTGGTTAACCAGCAAGCTGGTGTCCCGGTCGGTGCTCACGCCGAGGAACTGGCGTTTGGGCAGGGTGATGTCCCAGCTTTGCTTGCCAGCGGACTCGGCTTGTTCGTCATCCAGGATGCGGATCAACAGACCCGCCTTGGCGTAGTTCACGTGCTCTTGAATCCACGCCACCGAAGGACGTGTGAGGGACTTTTTGCCCTCCTGGCGGACCTTGAAGCCGAGACGGCGCAAGCGCTTGGCCTGCTTTTCCGTTGCGGCCAGACCGGGAGGCGTCTTGTTCCACTTGCGCATTTGCGCGGCGGTGCGGCGCTCAGACACGCCGTTGTGCTGCTGGGAGGCCACCCAGCGGGTCAGCGCGTTGCGCCATCCCAGCTCGGCCTCATCGGCATTCACGCGGGTGACCATCAGCAACTTGCCGAGGCCCGCCTCCATCTTCTTCTTGCCCTTGGCCGAGCCTTGGCGCGGGGCAAACGCGGTACCGTCGAGATTCTGCTGCTGACGGATGCGCTGACGGCTCATGCTGCGCACGCGCTTGGTGACGTTGTTGAGCAAGCGTCGGCGCAACTGCGGCGGCAAGCTCAACAGGGCCAGTTGTTCCTGGACGCCCAGATAGCCGCGTACATCGAGCTCGAAAGTGCTACGCGCCATCGCCGGTCACCTCGCCACGCTCAGCCACCCACAAATCGAACGGGATGAATGACCAGGTCTTGCCGAACGCGATGATTTCGCCGTCCGGATCCTCGGCCAGGTACTGGGGTTCGCTGAACTGCAGCTTGATGTCGACGTCAGCCAGGTCGTCATCGAGCATGGTGATGTCGAACTGCACGGCGGCCAGGTCGTCGCGATCTTCGTCGTGGGTTTCCAGCCAGCTGCCCACCAGGGCCATCAATCGGCCTGGGTGATCGGCAAAACGCTCCAGGACGATGGTCGCGCTGTAGTTCATGTCGCCCATGCGCATGCCCTTCACGTCCGGCTTCCAGACCAGTTCCAGGCCGACCTGATCGGTCCAACTGTCGAGCTGTTCTGGGGCGACCAACTGGCGCTCAATGAGGTACGCGGTCAACGCCTTGAGCTTGGTCATAGCAGCGCCGCCGTCATGCGGCCACGGCCCTGCAGCGAGCGCACAGCGGCCTGGCTGAACGCGAGGAAGGTTTCCGGTCGTTCCGGCAGTTCCTTGCCGATGTTCTCGGCACTTTCTCGGCGGGTCACGGTGGCGAATTGGGTCAGCAGACTAGCTTTGGCGCGGGAGTAGACAGCGCGTTTGTACGTCGCTGCTTGAAATGTGCGCTCCGGCAGCACCATAGGGTCTGCAGATTCCACGGAGGACACGCCTGCGACAATCCATTGGGACTTGAGCTTGGCCAGATCGGTGTTGACTTCGATCATGGCGGTGGTCAACTCAGCAGCCAGCATGTCTACCAGGTACTCCGCCGGCAGGCGGTACCCCTTCTGGAATTCAGACACAGAGAGGTTCGGCCAGAAGCCGTCATTCTCAATTGCCTGCTCCACAAAGGTGGTGGGTTTACCTGAAAAGCTCATGCTGAACGCTCAAATAGGGCGGGGAGCCTGTTTTCAGTGGGACGGTCCATAAATGGGTGGCTCACTTCCACAGGTCCCCGCTGGGGGGGGTAGTCGGTTATTCGGAAGCCGGTGTGGCTTGTTGTTTTTCGAGGGCCCTGCGGACCTCTTTGATGCGGGTGTTGTTACCGGCCTGGGCGTACAGTTCGGTCGAGCGCTCGAAGTGCTTAAGCGCGACTTCCCACTGCTTCGTCTCCATGGCGCGCATGCCGATCAACTTGTGGTACTTGCTGGGAATCTGCTCCGTCAGTTGCCATTCGCCGTCAACACGTGGCAGCAGATCGGAAAGGTACGGCTCAGGGCTGCGCTGGGCGGTGTATTCGGCGTAGGCCCACTCACACACGGCATCAGCGACAAAGGTCTGAATATCCCGGCGCTTGAAGCGCTCCGGCATTTGCTGGCCCTGTTCCATCAGGAAGTCCGCCAGTTCCAGGGCGTCATCGAACTGGACGGTGTCGAACAGCCAGACCATGACCTGCACTGCAACGCGATTGGGGAAATTCAGCCCCGACTCGCAGTAGCGCTGGACGTATTCCTGGTACTTGGGCAGCAGTTCTTCCCGCTTGAGCGCCTGACGTCCGGCCAGACCGTTGATAGCACTGATGCGCTCCAGATCCTGGTCCAGTGCCGCTTCCTGCAGCAACAGGTGCTTGCGGGCATTGGCTGGGCTGCTCAGTGCATCGGCCGGGGTGTACGCCATGACCGCACCCGAGAGGGCAGCAGCAACGGCGGTCACTCCCATAGCCAGGGTGCGGCGCTTGTGCGCCAGGGCAAGGCTCACGCTACCAACTCCACGTTCTCGGTCAGAGCGATCTTCTCGAGCTGCTCGATCACGTAACCTTCGTTGCGGCTGTTGTAGTCCTCGACGCGGGAGCGTTTCGGGTTGTCGACCGTCTGTTTACGCCAGCTGGAGTCCTGGTAATAGATCGACAGATTGTCCCAGCTGGTG